TGGTTCCCCCCTCCCATCTTTACTCGAGGTACATTCCCCACAGGTACAGTTCGCCAAATTTGGCTATGTGTACTAGGGGTGTTATACCCTTGCTGTGAGATTCAGCAGCGGATGTTAATCGAGTGAAGGTGGTTACACGATCGGTTTGCCGGACGACGCCACAGAGTACAGGTTGATTCTGTGATCGTCCGGTGTAGCGGGTCGTGTATGGGATTTTGGAATCAGGCGGTTTGTTGCCGACGTAAACGTCGTTGGCGATCTCCCTCTTGATTAACAACTCAGGAAAGGAGCGCAAGTGGGTACAATCGTCACTTCTGGCGGACAAGTCCGCGAAAATAGAATCCGATATGACACTATAAACGGTGTCCGAACGGGTCCTTTCGTGGATGGGAATTATTACTCCTTTGTTCGCTGGCGTCAAGTTGACCAGCAGAAAACCGCTGGTTTCGCTAAGAAAAAGCGAGATAAAACTTGGCTGCCCGAGAATCCTTATTCGTGCTCTACCGAACAAGGTGGATCACCAAGGGCAGGTAGTGGACGGCACCTAAAAGTCACATGGATCCCCACTGGGGATTTTAGTGAGTACTATGGGCCGCTTAACTACGAGTGGAATACTGTTACCTACTTCAGCCCAACTACTGCTGGGTACGCATCGCTTCAAGCGAAGTTAGAGGCAAAACTCCTATCGAAGGTGAAGGGCATGAAGGTCCACCTTGGCAATTTTATCGCCGAGAGGGATCAAATGTTTGACATGTTCGGTAAGAATGCCACGAAAATAGCTCGGGCGGCGCGAAACGTCAAAAAAGGTAATTTCAAAAAAGCTTTTGAAGACCTTGGATGTCGGCCTTCTAATCGCCTGTCGGCGAAGAAGTCTCTGGCAAATAATTGGCTGGAACTACAGTATGGGTGGTTACCCTTGCTTTCGGACATCTATGACGCCTCACAAGTAGTCGAGGAAGAATGGAATCGTCTGGAGCCGAGGCCTCCCCTTAACAGGGCGGTTTCGATCGTTCGGCAGACTGAAAAGGATTTATTTCATCCAGCTCAGCCTGCGCATGCGAACGTTACGCGTGAGTATATTTACACGCTAAGGGGGATAATTAACTATTCTGTAGACGTTCAGGCCTCCCACTTCTTAGGAAGTATCGGCTTAACTAACCCGCTTAGTATTGCGTGGGAAGTACTGCCGTTTTCCTTCGTGGTAGATTGGGCCTTTCCGGTCGGAAAGATGCTTGAAAATCTGGACGCAACGCTCGGGTGTTCCTTTATCTCGGGTGTCGAAGCGGGTTCGCTCTGGTCTCATTTGAGCTATACCTACAACGAAACCTTTGTGATAGGGAACTACAAGTATGAGTACAGTAACATTCGTGCTCATTCTCGATATTTTAAGTATAGCCGAGCACCCATGAGTGGCTTCCCATCGGTACAGTTACCACAGCCGAAGAATCCATTCTCCTCACTCCATGCCGCAAACGCCCTGGCACTCTTAACACAAGTGTTTAAGGGATAGGCTTACAACAGGTGAAAACCTAAGGAGAAATAAACCATGGCTGCACAAGCCTCAATTGCGACGAAAAAGCTACTGACGGTCATAACACTGACCGGCACGGCTCAATCGGCGTTACCCCGTGGAAAGGACAAGAATAACGTCCTTCAGTGGATCTTCCCCGGTGCGACCGCACTCGCTGATCAGCGGGTGGATTTTTCGTATCGGGAACCCACTGCCACACGTAAAACCGCGAAAGCGACGCTTCGTGTGTTTGTTCCCAAAGTCGCAACAGACTCGACGACAGGGTTGGTCTTTAAGGTTGGCGATAACATCGTCAGCATGGACTTCACCTTCCCCGAGAATGCAACGACGGCGGAGAAGCTGGAACTGCTAGATATGGCGTTGACGACGTTTGGAGCTGCCGAGTTTCGGACAGCTTTGAGCACCGGCGACGTTATGTACTAGTAGACCTCGAGGAGACCCGGTGGAACAACAATCCGAGGTTATCGAGCGTGCAGCTTCATCGATACCATGGGAAACCGTGATAATCGACGGAGGATTTATCTTATTCCTCCTTGTGATGCTGCACGTCCTGCTGTCCCGTAAGTGAAAAACTTCCACTTAAGGAAAGATACATGGGTAGCAACAATCGTTCTACCAATCGCGTCGTCCGTGACTTTACGGATGCTGCTGTTCTTCAGATCCTTTCTAGCCTTAACTCCGCAAGAGCACTCACGGTATGGTTATTGTATAGCAGCGGTGAGCATGACCAGCTTAGTCAGTTGGCGTGTGATCCGCTGCAGTATGACGACCATGTTTCTTTCCGTGAGGCCTATGCGGCGACTAGCCTGCTCTCTAAAGCCGACTTCCTCACAACTTCTTTTAAACGTGAGGAGAAAGCACTCGAGAAGTTCTTCCAAGCGGAAGAACAGTGCAGGACAACGAACCTAATGGTGTCCCCTTATGCTCCATCGGGGTATTCCCCGCCGGAGGCACTCCACCCCCTCATTCCGAGGGTGCGGAGGCAAATTGAGAGGATTCTTGGACGGTTCGACATAGAGGAGATGGTGGATCGCAGCGACTGGGGTCCTGGAGTGAGTACCCTTCTAAAGGGGCCTTGCTCCGTGAAACCCAACAAATACCAGTCAGAGACTGGTATGACGCACGAGGTTCACAACGTTGTATGGCCGCATTTGCACGCAGCTTACCCATCTTGGTATAATGAGATCTTGGCTAACGCTAAGGTTTCGCCACAGGTGGGAAACGTTGTAATTACTGTCCCGAAGAATAGCAAAACTGACCGCGTCATCGCCGTAGAGCCTGGATGGAACTTATGGTTTCAAAAGGGTTTGGGCGAGATGATACGGAAGCGACTTCTTCGGTGTGGATGCAACCTGGATTATCAAACTCGAAATCAGCTTCTTGCGAAAGAAGCAATTAAGAGGGAGCTGGCCACTATCGACTTTAGTAGCGCAAGTGATACTATTGCGTACGAGGTTGTTCGGTTGCTGGTTCCTTTCGAGTGGTTCAGAATTTTGGACCTTTTCAGGTGCAAACGTGGGAAACTACC